AACAACAGATACACTTTCAGTATTAGGGTAAATTTGTTGTATTATAGACTCATAATCCCTTGCAGTAACCGCCCTGTATTGTGCTGCATAGAGTCTAGGAGCAAAATACTTAATAGAGTCTATAGTTTCTATATCACCACCATTACCAGCACGTGAAACCGTGTTTATAATGGGATTATTACCAGTATTTGTAAATGGTGTTCCTGTAGCACTCTCTAAAGTTCCAGAAAATACGAAGTTTTCAGATCCATTTCCTTGTATACCATCAGTAACAATGTATTGTACTGTTATTTTTGCTCCATTTTCTATTTTTTTACCAAAAATACCATCACCAAACAAAAGTTCATATCTTTCATCCTGTATTTCTTGTATTAAGAAAGTTTCTGAATTTGAATCAATATTTAAAATATTATCAATTTTCTTATATGGAGTACCAATTAAACCAGTGTTTTGTTGCTCTGCATCTGCAACATACACATACAGTGTTGAAGTATCAATAAAAGAATTGTCTAATATAAATCTTTGATCTAAAGATTGATTAACAATAAACGTTTTAGTTAAATATGTTCCTTGATATATTTCAATAGGTTCATTTCTAGTACCAAATGTTGCTGTTCCACCTGACTGGGTACCATCAGCATCAAATTCAGCATCAACAAATACTTCTATATCTTCTGGTATAGAAAAACTAACGGTTGTATTATCTTGATTCCCAGTACCCACTAATCCTGCTTTTAAGATTAATGTAGAGGTTGATACATTATTGATATTATTAATAAAAACAGATGCCTTAGAAGCGGTTCTAGAGCGTGGTACATAACCTATGTTTCTTGCTAATGAAACAACGTTTTCTCTGACAGTTGCAGAATCTAAGAAGGATTCATTAACTACCATATTGGAGTTAAACGCTGTAATATAGGTATTATACGCTAGAGTATCAATTAAGACGGAAAAATTGGAACCTTCGAAGTCAAAATCGGTAAAATTCGAGTTTGCACGAAGATAATCCTTAATGGATGTCTTTATTTGCTCAAAATCTAGGTTTGTAAATTTAGTAACAGGCATATTATCTTGTGGCTTCTAATATGAATTGAAATGCTTGGGTAGGAAATTGCTGTCCAATGACATCAAAGTATATATTTACTTCAAATTCGTTTCTATCTGGTCTAGGAAACACCTCAACTTGTAAATTATCTACTCTTGGTTCGTAATTATCTATTGTTGTCTCAATTTGTTGCTGTATGACTGAGGCAGTACCAAAATCTACGAAGTCAAAAAGACTAGATCTAACGTCACTACCTAAATTTGGGTTAAAAAACCTCTCTCTAGGGATAGTTTGGACTAAATTTCTTACAGATCTCTTGATTGCGTTCGCATCTTTGAGTACTGAGATGTCTTTTGTTACAGGATGCATGTTAAAGGACAGACTAATATCTTTAAATGATCTAGATATCCTTGTTTTCATTCATTTTAAGCAGTTTTCTAGATTTATTTATACTCATTTTATCGAAATATTTATTAAGCATTAAAAAATGCCCCCGAAGGAGCATTTTTCGTCATTTTCCTTGCCCTCTATACCTTTTGCGAGCCGAGTTACGGGATGTTGCAGAGTATTTTGAGTGTTTTCCGTTGCCTTGACGAGATTTTTTGGGTATTGCCTCAACAAATACAACACCATTTAGTCCAGTTTTTGCTTTTGCCATAATTTTTTAGTAATTTAAGTAGTTCCGACACCAACGTTGTAGTTTCCGTATTCATCCGTGCTTATCCAAGGGAGTCCATCTGCCATTCTAGGCAAATTCATGAATTGTTCTAGTGATTTTTCCTTAAGTTCAAGAACTGTAAAGTTCATACCAGGAACTTTTTCAGATGCCCATTGGGTTTTTACCCATTCTAAGACTTGACTTTCAGTAAGATCCTCATATGGTATCATAGTACCTTCAGGACGTTTAAATGAACAGTCGCCACCCACTGCTGCTTGACGTGTAGCATCTTCAGTATCAGTTCCGATTATACGAACTAATGCTTTTAAAACATAACCATCAGATGTTTCTCTACGTAGAGATGTAATGCTCCATTCAGTTGTATAAGTCATTTTACTATTTCTGTTTTTAAATCTGTTGGATGGGGTATGCCAGTATCATAATAATCTTGTGCTAAGTCTTCAAGTTTATCAAAGCATTCTTCCTCTGTAAGGTTCTCGAAGATTATCGAGTCGTTACAGAGGATATTATACTTATATGACTCTTGTTTTTTCATGTCCTACACGAATTCGAGGATCGCACCAGATTTCAAAACCTGCTTCTTTTGCATCAAGACAGAAAGAAACGTCCTCACCGCACATGTCTTGCACTTCTCCTGATTCGAAGACTTGCATCTTGGGTGCGAACCATGGATACTTCATTTCACCATGCTCAAAGACACCTTTCTTAATCAATAACCAACCGAAACCTGTATAGTCTACTGTGAAAGGTTTGC